ATTTGTTTGCATGGTTTCCAAAGGTTAAGGTAGGTGGAATTGTTTCTGGACATGATTTTGCCGATGCTTATCCTGGTATTATGAAGGCTGTTCGAGATCATCTTGTTAATGAGAAGGTAGGAGTTACTCCTTCGACTTGTTGGTTCTGTACTAAACAGAATAAAGAACTTGCTAATCTGCCTAAATAAGGTATAATAATTCTATATTCCGGAGAATCCGAGCAAGGTGCATGGACGTGACTGTTAATCACTGGTTAGTGGGGTTCGATTCCCCAATCCGGAGCCAGTTTAGGTTGGTCGCTAAATAGACTCGTGCGGACCCACGGTTAGTCCGTTTCTTATGGAGAAAGTCATGAAGAAGATTGTAGCAGTTCTAGTAGTTCTCGGAGTATTAGCGGCAACTCCTGCTAATGCTTGGTATCGTTACGGATATGGTTATGGCGGTTGGGGTTATGGCGCAGCAATCGGTGCTGGAGTATTAGGCGGTATCATTGGTGGAGCGATTGCTAACAGTCGACCATACTATGGTGGTTACTATGGGTATGGACCATATGCTCCTGGTGGATATTACGGTCCTCGATATTATGTTCCAGCTTATAACGTTTATCCTTATGGTTATTATGGGTGGTAAGATGAGAAAGATTCTTTTTGCTACAGCTTTTATTCTAGCTTCATCTTCTGCTTTTGCGCAGTATGTTGTGATGGGTCAGGGTCCAGTTACTGGTAACGTTTATGTAATGTCACCATATCAGGTTCCTGTTCCGATGGCTCCTCCTGTAGTGGTGCAGCAACCAGTTGTTGTCCAGAAACAGGTAGTTGTTCAGCCTCGTCCGGTTTGCACAACTTATCCAGATCCATGGGACACTCTTGGGTATATCTTTGGTGATCCTTTTATGATCACAACCTGCTACTGATATTTGCCGACTTAGTATAATGGCATTACAGTGGTTTCGTACTCCTCTGATAGCGGTTCGATTCCGTTAGTCGGCACCAAAAAAGAGTTTGACTATGGATAATAAGTATATTAGAATTATGTGGATGAAAGTTCTAGCATTCTTTCTTCTAATGATTACGATGGGTTTTATTCTTCAAGATTTATATACGTTTGGATAATTGCGGGTGTAGCTCAATGGTAGAGCCATAGTCTTCCAAACTAAAGACGAGGGTTCGATTCCCTTCGCCCGCTCCAAGTTATAGACTAGGTACAGCAAAAGAAACTTAATTGGTTCGATCCCAATCTTCCCCACCATTTATCCATTTATGGGGAAGTCCCGATGGCATCGGGTCTAGTCTGAAAGTTTTAGGATTGTTACTGCAAACAATAAAGGCAACAAACTTTGAACTTTGTCACGCCGACAAGACAATCCTGTTAACTTTGGGATCCGTTCAGCAATTTATACTCGCAAACTTTGAGTGAAAAGTGATCCCGTTAGTTTAGGTTCTTTACAGCAAACAACTAGTAGCTCAAAGGTAGAGCATCTGACTTTTAATCAGAAAGTAGTGGGTTCGATTCCCACCGTAAAATAAGAACCTGTTGCATTTTTATTGCTTGACTTTTAATAGAAGTATAGTATAATAGTAATAATATAGAGTTTTGGGATCAGTTCAGCAACTACTAGCTATGCATTGGAGCAAAAAGTTGATCCCGTTAGTTTAGGATGTTTTCAGCAAACTTTTTTCGACTTGTAATCGAGAGGTTGTTGGTTCGATTCCAACATTGGCCCCTGGGCCAATTAGCTCAATTGGTAGAGCTCTAAAAAATACATCCTGTTAATTTTAGATTCAATACCGCATAAAACTGTCTCCATAAACATAGTGCCAAGATCCGACAGGTCTTGGCTTGAATCTGTAGAAAGGAAATATAAAATGTCTACTTTTGTTAATGCTGTGAAGAACCAGACTGCTCGTACTACAAACGGCATGAAGGCTCTGAAGTCAACTGCTTCTCCGCTAGTTGATCTATACTCAAACATCGGCGCATCTCGTGGTAAGAACATTATCCCTGCGTTCGTTGCTGCTTATGTAGAGAACAAGGATCTTGCAACTCGTATCGCTTTGTGGGCACGTGATGCTCGTGGTGGTGCTGGTGAGCGTAAGGTGTTCCGTGACATCTTTGAGTATCTTTGTGACAACGATCCTGCACTTGCTGCTCGTCTTGTTCACAAGGTTCCAGAACTTGGTCGTTGGGATGACCTTCTAACTGCTAAGGGCGATGTTCGTCAGGCTGCTTTTGAGTTCATCCGTGAGGGTCTCGAGAACCCAGCTACTGCTGGTCTTGTTGCTAAGTGGATGCCACGTAAGGGCGAACTAGCTGCAGAGCTACGTCAGTTCCTGGGTATGACTCCTAAGCAGTATCGTAAGACTTTGGTTAATTTGACCAACGTTGTTGAAACGCCAATGTGTGCAAACAAGTGGGATGAGATTGACTTTAACAAGGTTCCTTCTGTTGCTGCTTCTCGTTACAAGAAGGCATTCAACAAGCACTCGGTAAAGTTCAAGGAATACGTGCAGAAGCTCGTAAAGGGTGAAGCAGGTGTTAAGGTAAATGCTGGTGCTGTGTATCCTTATGATATCCTAAAGGGTATTGGTGCATATGGTTACACTAAAAGTTTCGATGAGACTGAATTGAACCACATCATCGCTCAGTGGAACGCTCTTCCTAACTATGTTGGTGATGCTAGCATTCTACCTCTGGTTGACGTGTCAGGTTCAATGACCGACTATGCTGGTGGTTTTAACTCAAAGAGCAAGACTACTTGTATGGATGTTGCCGTTTCTCTAGGTCTATACCTGGCAGAAAAGAACAAGGGTAAGTTCAAGGATACGTTCTTGACTTTCTCTGGTACGCCAGAACTACTGCACCTCGAGGGCAACATTGTCCAGAAGTGTCAGCAGATGGTGAGGTCAAAGTGGGCAATGAATACTGATCTACACAAGGCTCTTAACAAGATCCTTAACGTAGCAAAGGATGGTAATGTTCCTCAAGAGGAAATGCCTCAGATGCTTCTGATCCTTTCAGATATGCAGTTTGATCATTGCGTAACGCACGATGACTCTGCTATTGAAATGATCGCTCGTAAGTATGCTGATGCAGGTTACGACATGCCTAAGGTAGTGTTCTGGAATCTAAATGCTTCATTCGGTAACCAGCCAGTGAAGTTTGATACTAGTGGCGTTGCCATTGTATCAGGATTCTCTCCTACTCTGATCAAGTACTTGACTCAGGTAGAGAAGTTCTCTCCAGAAGCAGTAATGCTTGACACTATCATGAATGAGCGTTATAATTACTAAATGATAGGAGGGGACCTTCCCCTCCTTTTTTCGAGGTTGTAATGACTCGTGATCAAAAGTATATGGCTCTGACTCGTCGTCTGGCTGTAAACAATCCCATGAAAATGAAACTCGCTGCTTGCCTCGTTATTCGTAACGAGGTTATTTCTGTTGGGTTCAACTCTGAGAAGAGTCATCCGATGCAGAAAAGATTCGGTAAGAATTCTGAATCTATTTTTAAGCATGCAGAAGTCGACGCTATCTTAGGCGCACTAAGGCATATGGACAGCGATCTTTTAAAAAGATCCACTCTTTACGTGTTTCGAGTAAAGAAAAAGAATAAGGGGGATATGACTTGGGTGGATGGAATGGCTGAACCATGTTCAGGTTGCAAGAAAGCCATAGAGCATTTCGGGATCAGGAGGGTAGTTTATTCAACTGACTCCCCCGATCTACATGGTATTATAGAGAACCAGTAGAGAATATATCTAGAACTCTATTGACGTATTGGCCTCTATCTTTCTGAAAAACTTGTGGACCCTCGTGGTCCACAGATATTATTACAACTATCTGTGGTATCTTTATCTTGTAGATCTGTTCAAACATCATAGAATATACTGTTGTCTGGAGGAAATAGGACTCGATCCATTCCTCCTTTTTCAGTTTCTTAGATGTCTTGAAGTCAATTACTGAAGGAATACCATTATACTCTGCTATCAGATCGCATCTTCCAGCCGTTCTTAATGCTCTAGAGTATAATGGCGTTTCTACGCCCAGAATGTTGTCTACATTATGATCAAGAACAGACTTAATACTGATAAAAGAGTCTACGCTAGAAGGAACAGCATTGCCCAGGTAGTTCTCCTTATTCAACACATAATTCTCGCAGAGAGTGTGAACAGCTGTTCCTCTTCTAGCTGCCTGAGTAGATATCTTTTGAGCTTCCTCTTCTCCTACTCTTTGTCTCCACTCCATGAGAGCCGTTTTATCTAAGGCGTCTGATAAAACAGAAGTTACCGAACGAAATTTGTCTCCGTTCGGTAACACATAATATCTACTACCATCGATGTTTTCTGTGGTTATATCAATCTCCTGAACGAGATTGTGTTTAAATACTTTTCTCACTACTACACAGTTATCCTCATTTTATCCTTTAGAATTATATATTCTTTTACTAGCGCAGATCTTACGATGTCTGCTGCCTCGAATTCTATTAGGTTGAAAGACTTCATACTACGAACAACCCGCATGAAGTCAGTTAACCCATTTCTTTCATGTTCTCTTGTAAAGTCGCTCTGACGGAAGTCTCCGCAGAATATAACTTTACAGTTATAACCCACTCTAGTAATAACAGAATCAAGTTCATGTAACGTCGCATTCTGCATTTCGTCTACGATGACAATGCAATTGTTAAGAGTAATACCACGAATGAAAGATGTAGACATAAACTCAACAAGACCTTTATTCTTAAGGTAGTCGTATGCGTCTCCTCTTCCAAACAATTCTGAACATATTGCGTAATAAGGTGCTTCATATACCTTAGTCTTTTCTTTAGAGTTTCCTGGAAGAAATCCCATGTCTCTCGTGGGAACTACCGATCTAACAATGACAATCTTTTTATAAGAACTGTCTGGATTGGTTAGTATCTGTTTCAACGAAAGATACATCGCCATAAAGGATTTACCTGTTCCAGCGATGCCATGTAACATCAAATTTTTATCATTATCAAATGCATTAAAAGTATGTCTTTGATTTTGAGTTAACGGATCAAAATGTTTTAAATTGAAATTCAGTTTCTCTTGATAATTTTCTGATTGTTTTCCCTGTTGGCGAAGAAGTCTTTTTTCTCTACGTGTTAATCTTTTTACTGTTTCTTCTTCCATTTTACCTCTAAAATGTGTTGATGGTGCTCCTTGATATGCCTTTTTGATTTCCCTTCTTCATATGTTTAAGCAGATCACGGAAACCCTGATCAGGTTTACCCATACCTCTGCCAGAATGGATCATTGGTGCACCATTTACGAGTTGAGTTATGTGCTTATTCTCTTCAAGGAAAGAGTCTAGTTCTGATATAGACATAAACTCTTCATACTCTTCACCAGTTTCATTATTAAGAAAGCGATATGTGGGCATTTTACCTCCACGTATCTTCTGATACATCGTCAATGAAGTCCTGATCTTCATCTTCGATTAATGCTGAGATATCTTTTGTTCTCAAAGCACGTTCAACACGCTTTGCCTTACGTTTGTTTTCTCTCTCGCGAGGATCATCACGATACTCTTCATGATCTGAATAATCGTTCTTTTTAAACTTCTTTAGTGCTGACTTGCTCATTCTGCGATTAACCCTGGTAGTCCTTCCTTGACGTGCTGTAATGTAATGCCATTAAATGGCATCTTCTTATCCTTAATAGCGCATAGTAGTTTAGCGTCTTCAGGATCTACTCTTTCGAGTAACTCTACGAACATAGTTTCTCTTTTTGTCTGATTGAGATTATCATGGAAACCCTTAATGAAATATCTTAGTTTCTCACATTCTTTTAATAGAACGTGTTGTTGATCTACTAATTCGTTTGGTTTATATGGTGGCTCTCCTGGTGGAAGTAACCATACTACACTAGGATCAAACGCTCCCTGTAGAATAATACGAAGTTGAATACTGTCATTATGTCTAATAGCATCAATCTTCTCTTGTGTTTTCTTTAACTTTGCAACTTTTTGCAAAAATTCTGACATACCAATGACCATTATGATCTCCTAAAATTCACTCAAATGTTCAGTTAGATTTTTGAGTTTGTTAACTATAAAATAATTTAGTAGTTTGCTACGATCACGATCCTTTTGAGCTTCGAATTGCTCCATAACTTTTTCACGAATAGTTTCAGGAGTAAAACTTAGATCAATAAGTTGAACATTACGAGAATAATTTCGGGCCAAAGAGGTATCCATTTCCTCTAGATCAGTGCCCATGATCTTTTCCATTTTCTTTGCTGTCAGGGGTCTTTGTCTATCACCCACAACAAAAACATTGTCAGGAGAAAGAACATTAGGAACACCATCTCCGGCATCTCCCTTTAGAATGTGCTCATGCAAGTATCTCTCTGGATCATCATGCTTGATCCATTTCTTACGAGTAGGGTCGTATTGGGAAACATTAGAATAAACATGCAGCTGAATAAAATCTTTATCTCCTGAGAGAATCAATATCTTCTCACCAGTATTTAGTTCAGAACCGAATTTAGTAACTAGAGTTGCAATAATGTCATCAGCTTCAGCTGACTCGACATCAATAACTCGGTAAGGAAAATACTCCTTTAACTCCGCACGAATCTTGTTAAGACATTCGAACAGAGCTTTCCAATCGAGTTCAGAGTTTTCAATATTCTTTTTGCGGTTTGCTTTATAGTAAGGAAACACCTGCTTGCGCCAATAATTTGTATTGTCACAAGCGATAACCATCTCACCATACTCATCTCCGAACTTGACCTTATATGAACGGAGAGAATTAAGAATCATATGACGAACCATATTTTCTTCTAGCTGCGCATTAGTGTGATTGCCCAACTGCATAAGCAGATTGGATAACATAACCTGATTCAAGTCAACAATAATCACAAATCACCTATTCGGTTTCAGTTTCTCTTAAGTCTATTGCTATTTCATCTACTATTCTGAAAGCACCCTCTTCATCGCCTTCTTTAGGTTCAAAGATGTTTTCAGCTATCTTCTGAAAAGGATGATGAATGTCATAATACTTACACATATATGACCTCAATGCTTCGATTATAAAAGCTCCATCCTTAACATCGTTATCTTCTTCATCTTCATCATCTAAACCGAATCCTGCTATATCTAACTGATTGAATATGATAGGTGCAAGATTCAGTATAGTTTCTTGAATGTGATAATGTTTCATCATTTCGACATTCTGTTGAATATTCTCGACAGTTCTATTGTCTTTAGAGATTTTGACATTGGCTTTAGGAAAAGCTATCACATTATTAGACAAATTATTATACCTTTATTCTTTTAAAGAGTCAATAATATTTAGTCACGAATGGTGATAAACAATATTCGAGCCGTTTCCTGTAAACTCGAAGTCATAAACTTTACACTCTGTGTATTTTGTCACTTCCCAAGCCACCTCTTCTTTA